CAATTCTATTGGTCGTCAGATTTGACCCGTCAGCGCAAAACGCGCCTGTTTTTTGCCCCTCAGATCGATTTTAATTTCCGCTGACGCAGGATCGCCCACGTCGCCGGATGAAAAGCCATTACAATCGCATCTATTCGCCCCAATGCTTCAATACCGTCGGTTTGCTGATCCCCGTTTCCCGCACACAATCGGCCTTTGTTCCGTCGGGATGATCCAGCCGCCACGCTTGCACCTGATCCCGCTTCGACTTCCTGCCGCCATGCCGCCGCCATTCACCGTCAGGATCGACGATCGCTTGTGTTGCCCTTGCTATTTTCAAATGAGTGACCTGATCGCGTCCGTTACGCCTATTCGCCGGAATGGTGATCCCCGACCGATATTCCACCGACGACCGCGGGAACGTGATCCACCGATCGTCATAGGCTTCAAGCGCATCGATCACGTCATCGTTGTCGAAATGATTGTTGTCGCTGTCTGTCATAGCGTCAAATTGATCGACCAGGCTGAAACAATCCCTCTCCAATTCTTCCCGCGTCACGGGATCAGGATTGCGCTTTTCATCATACTGACCGCACTTCCGCGCATAGATCGCAAGCATCATCATGCAATAGTACCGATGACCGACCGTCGCCCCCTTCTTGATCTGCCCTAACCACCAATCATAGACCGCCCTATTCACCGCCCACGCGCCGCGCTTTTCCTTCCTGACGACCCGCCGATCGTACCACTCAGGATATTTTTCAGCAGCGTCAGAGAGCCTTAAATCGCTCTTATATGTGAAATGCGTAACCTTGTAGACATCTTCCACGAACGAATTGAGATAGTCGATTGATACACGATCCCCCGTCCTGAAAGCGACCGCACGCGCCCCGGCCTTTGTGATCGTCCCCGGCATACGGAAACCCTGAAAAATTCCCTCTTGCTGGACATCACGAACCGTCTTGATATTGACGATCGTATCATGCCATATCAGCCGCGTCAGTTCCCGCTTGTATTCTTGCAGATCGATCACCGTTTCCCTGAAGAGCGAAATAGGACGATCCAGCACATAATACAAGTGCAAGCCGCTGCCGCTGGATACTATGAACGTCGGCTTCGGTAGCCGCTTCAATCGCTCGATATGCCGTTCCCATAGGTTTATCAGCCCCAAAGGACGACCGTCGTCATACATTTGCAGCCGATCCACGTCAACCGCTATTGCGTACATGACCCGCGCGTGATCTGCCGTCCGTGACTTCCCCGCGTAGCTGATAGGCGAACACAAACAGAAATCATCCGAATCGCACGCCACATCAACCGCATCAAGATCATCCGTCATCGTATACCGCTTGATCTCAGCTTTCCCGTTCCGCTTCTTACGACCAGTGACCGCAACGATGATCCCGTTATACTTCCCCTTGGCATATTCGCCGCGCTTTTCCAGTTCCCCCGCCGGGAAGATCGTCCGATAGAATTCACGCGGTTCAACGTCCTGAAAACGATCGTAAAGCCATTCTGTCAATACGTTCATGCTATCCCCTTACTTGACTTCTAATGTTGCTGGTAGCCGCTCAACGGGCTGACGCCCTGAGCGCGGAGCTCTTCCCCCTTATGGGCGTTATATTATCAATACAGTTTTTTTACCTTTCAGACCCATTATAGCGGGATCAACATGATCTGTCAATCCCGCTGAAATCATGCTTTCTTGCACTCTTGAAAACTTGTATTCATGATTTCATACATTCATGATTTCATGCTTTCAATGCGCTTGTCAAACAGGGCTTTTTCTTCTGCGCTTAACGGATGTCTTTTCAGATATTCCCGCATAGCCGCCGCGCCGATCTCATCCACCTTTTCACCCCGGATCGAAGCATATAGCCGCCACTGATCCACGTCATGAACAGCAGCCCGGAACGAAAACACCTTGACAGGATCAGCCGCTTTCTTTGCCGTTTTAGCGGCCTTCTCAGCCGCTTTTCGTTCTGTCGAAGATTTCCCCGTACGCACTTCCTGACGGCCTTCCTGAGCCGCCTGAGCAGCTTTATTCGTGCTTTCCTGCTGATCTTCCTTTGTAGTGAAAAACTGATCCGTCACGGCCTGAGCAGCAGCCGTCAAACTTTTCTTTGTCGCCATCGCTTCAACCCCCGATGAATTCATTGATGAACGCTTCATAGTCAACCGCCGCGTTTGCGTTTGGTGCTTCTTTCAGAAAATCACTATGCAGCAGTTGGGCTTCACGCACTGCCACGCTTTCACGGATCGCCGTTTCAAATACCTTCGTTCCCAACTGAGCCGCCGCCGCTTCGACCTGATCTCTCAGTGCTTTCGTCACGTTCTGCCGCTCATTATACTTTGTCAGCAGCAATCCGAAGATCTTCAACCCCTTGTTGCTATACTTCTTCACGCTATGGATCAGCCCGTTCAACTGGTTCAGACCTTGCAGCGCGTACACGTCAGCAGTGAGCGGGATAATAACGCCGTCAGCAGCCGTCAGCGCGTTTATAGTGAGAATTCCCAATGTGGGCGGCGTATCTATCACCGCAAAATCAAAACGATCTGAAACGGCTTCTAAGGCTTCTGATAGCATATATTCGCGCCCTGTTTGCGTGAATTCCATATCAGCAGCAGCCAACGCCAACCCGCCCGGAATGATGTCATAACCCAACCCCGGAACGATCACGTCATCGACCTGCGCGTCACCCTTGAACACATCGTAAAGCGTATGACCGATTGAAAGCATATCCACGCCGGACGACAAGCAGAAATTACACTGAGGATCAAGATCAACCGCCACGACTTTATAACCACGGCTTGACAATCCAGCAGCCAACGCCGCCGCGCTGGTCGTCTTTCCGACCCCGCCTTTCTGATTTGAGAACACGACCGTTTTCAAATTGCGCCCCCCCTTCAAGTTTCACTTTTGAGCGATACCAGCAGCGCATACAGTTTTTCTTTTTGTTCCGTCGTCAGTTCGCTTACCAGCTTCTTTGCTTCTTCTCTCGTCATTTTCGTTTACCCCTTTTCTGATTTTTTTAATTCATGAAAACATGAATTCATGATTTCATTATAGCGATTAACTATTAAACTGTCAAGCAAAAAGAAAAGGCTCAGGATCACGCCTGAGCCATGCCGATGTCACGCCGTCTTTTCCGGCTCGTTTTTCAGTTTGTTATCATATTCGCGTAAAGCCTTACGAACAAAATGATCATCCCGGATAGATTCGCCACGCAATACACGGATCAGATCAACTGCCGTTTCCAATCTGTCGGTCACACAAAGCACAGGATCAAGCAGCGTCTGATGATCACCGTCGCCATACTTCACAACATATTGATCCTTCTCTTTGCTGATATACATTTCAAATTTCCCCTTTCAATTCCCGTTTGTATTTGTAATAAGTGCCACGCGCAAGCCCGGTCAGCTTCATGACTTCCACGTCAGACAAGTTCCCGTCAAAATCCTTTGAGTGCTTTTTTATGATCTCTTTGCACTTGATCGATTTCTTTGTCGTCAGCTTCGTTCCCTTGATCTGCCCGATCTGCTTTCCGTTCAGACGTGCCTGATTGATTCCTTCTTTCGTCCGCTGACTATGGAAGACGATTTCACCTTGTGACCGTTCAAACGCTATCTTGATCTGCTTCTTTGCAAGTATCATCAAGACTTTGTTTGTCGCTTCGATATATGTATCCGCAATTTCATCACCAACCGCGTCTATTTGCTGCCTGATCGACGTTCGATAATTTTCTGTGTTGATCATCGGCTCTTTGAGAAAGATCAGATTGATCCCCTTGTTATAGAGTTCCTCATAAACCTGAAAACCTTCCTCAGCGTCACGGCTGAAACGTGAAACCTCATCAAAAACGACCGTGTCACCCGGTTTCAACGCTTTATATAGTTTTGTCCAACCTGGACGATCTAAGTTTTTCCCTGTGCACTCATCCGTTACGATGATCGCATCAGGATAGACTTTTTTTATATCGTCCTCTTGCCGCTTTATGCTCTGCTTCACAGTGCTGACCCTCACATATCCGTAAATCTTCATTGACCGTCCCGCCTTTCAAAGTGTTGATACTGACGTTCGCCAGTTTTGACATTATCAGTATACGCCTGAAAAGCGGGAAAGTCAATAACTTTTGATACTTTTTCTTGTTACGTCACTTTTAGCATTATTCTTCAGTAAACCACGATTCGCCCGGTTTCAGTGCATCGGAATTATACACGACGTTTGGTGCCGAATTGATAACAGGCTCGACCGTCTCTTCCCACTTCGCAAGAAACATTTTCGCGGCGCTTGCACCGCTCAGACGCGCACCGCCGCACGCATAGTCACCGATGCCGATCAGCCCGTCAGCGGCTCTCAAATGCGGATTTGTTGTCATCGCCTGCATTTGACGACCTTCCGCAACGTAAAGCCCTTCTTTGCTATTCTCAAGCGCACGCCCGATCAAGCGTTTCATCGTCGTGTTAGCATTTTCCGACATACGCAGCAGTTCAGTATCAGACAAGACGCCGGAATTGATAAGCGTCATCATCTGCATATCAACGTCACCCGCGTTCGCATGAAAATAGTTATAAAACATCTTGTCGATGTTCTGACGAATTTCCGCTGCACGTTTATTAGCATCCTGACGCAGCGCGTGCATATCAGCATCGATCACCTTGATTTGTTCATCGATCTCATTGATCTTTTTTTCTTGTCCCTTTCGCGTCAGTTCCTTCGACATAGGCACAGCATGCCGATCTTCACGCAGCTTTGTCAACGCTTCATAGTCATCAGCGATCGCCTGAGCCGCCGTCTTGTAAACGCTTTCGATATCCCGCAAATAATCCTTTACGCTTTTTTTCATGATGATTTACCGCCTTTCATTATTCAGTATCAACCGGGAAAATGTGATCCGGGACAAACGTCACCGTAAACAACGGACGATGATGTTCTACATGATCATCCATCAACGCCCAATTCGCAACCTGAGCCGATTTAAACGCCGGAACAACAACGCCCCGCCATATATCACGGTCGATCTTGCTGCTGCAATGCGGACATTGGTTTTCTTTCTTGGTGTCAATGTCACGCTCATAGACCTCGTAATTCTGATTGCAGTATTCGCAATGAATTTTCATATACACGCGCCGCACCCCCTTTCATACTGGATTATTTGAATTCCAAATCAGCCGATCCAGCGCATACGCCGTCGCGTCAATCGCATGATTGTCACGATCCGGGACGGATGACAGGATCTCTCCCGATCGCTTGTCCACGTCGTAACAATAATTTTGAAATTCCCTTGCCGCATTTGGTGTCCGCTTTGGATCGATCACGATTTTTCTATGTTGCATCCAGCGAATACGCCGGATCACGCAGCCTTGTTCTTTGTGGCAAGCGACAGCACGCAAGCCCATTTTTGATAGATCGCTTATATCCTTTGGGCTTGCAGAATCGCAAATTATTTGCGTTTGCTGATCAGCCGTCGTTCTTGAGAATACTGAATAATAGCCGGGAGAATTCCCCCACTTATTCAAACCACGTTCGACGATCAGGTCATACAGATCACGGTTGCTTTGCTGCCGCTTATAAATCTCATCCATGAACAGGATCGTTTCAGTTTTCCGATCATACCCGACGCGGATGAACGCTGCCGGATCATTGCTGAAACCAAAGTCAAGCCCAGCATACACATATTGAACCGCATTGTATTCTTCATCCGGGATCGCCCTGATCATCAGATTCGGAAAGACCTCTGAGCCGTTGCCGCAAGCAATGCCTAAATATTCATTGTCATATGCCGTCGGATTGATTTCTTTCAGCCGTTCGGCTTCATCGATGAACGCTTGCCCCAACCATGACAGCGGAATATCCTTATAGGTCGTCAGCAGCGTGACCGCTCTGTCATCCGGCCTATTGATGTACACGTTCGCCCAATTCGACGCGCTGATCGGAGGATTGAACGACCTGAACACAGTGAACACGTCACCGCCACGCAGCACGCTTTGTTGAAGATTACGCAGTTCAGGTTCGCCGACGATTTCTGAAAATTCTTCGATCCATAGAAACCGGAAATAGCCCTTCGACGGCTTGATCGATTTCAGTTTTCCAGCATCATCAAGCCCCGTCAGCCGGATCACCTGACCCGTTTCATAGACGAATTGCAGTGGTGTCAAAGTGTGCTGCCAACGATCCGCAACCCCCAGTTGATTGATCGCCCAATCAATTTGTGAGAATACTGATCCCCTGAGCGTCACCGCCCATTTACGGACGACCAGCGCATTACTTAGCCCGGTTCGATCCTTCATGATCTGCGTAACGATCTCCAGCGCACAAAATGAAGATTTCCCGCTGCCACGCCCACCCGGCAAGTTATAGAATTCATGATCGCCGCGCACGATGTCATCATGCAATGCGTGATAAACCGTCGCTATGTGCGGTTTTATGTCAAGCTGGTCGATCACCTTTTGCCGCCGTTCTAACCGCCCTCTGACGCTTTCTAAGGCACTCAGCCGCCGCACCTGATCCAGCTTCATTCCGAACCGCCCCCCGGCTTAAATCGCTCAGGATCGCCAAATCCAGCCCCTTCTAATGCTCTCAGACGGTTTTCAAAGTCGATCAGTGCTTTCCACTCTCTCAGATGCACCCACTTCGTATTGATCGCCGTGACCCTGACCGCCGGATTGACCGCCGGATCACTTATGATGGCTTGCA